GCTGGTTGAAGCTCGTGAACAAGCTCGTGCAGAACTCCGCGAAGAGTTTGCACAACGCTATGAACATGACAAAACAGTGATGGTGGAAGCCCTAGATCGTATGGTAACAGAAGGTCTCACTACGCAAATTCAAGCCGTTGCTGCCGAAAAAGCACAATTGGTAGAAGATCGCGTTAAGTTCCAAGGCAAGATGAATGAAAGTGCTACAAAGTTCAACAACTTTATGGTTACTAAACTTGCTGAAGAAATTAGCGAACTGCGTAAAGATCGTAAGCAGCACAATGAAGGACTCCAGAAATTGGAAGGCTTTATTGTTCATGCATTGGCTCGCGAAATTCAAGAATTCGCAACTGACAAACGTGATGTTGTAGAAACAAAAGTTCGTCTAGTACGTGAAGCACGTGGCCAATTGGAAGCATTGAAAGCACGTTTCGTAACAGAATCTGCACAGAAAATGAGCCAATCTGTTAGCCGTCATCTAAAGGCTGAACTCAGTCAATTACAAGAAGACATTAAAGTTGCTCGCGAGAACAATTTTGGTCGTCGTATCTTTGAAGCATATGCAAGTGAATTTGGTGCTACTCATCTCAATGAGAAGGCAGAAGTACGTAAATTACACGATACAATTGCAAACAAAGATGCAAAATTGGCAGAAGCCATCAAACTTATTAGGAATGCAAAAGTTCTTAATGAGTCAAAAGAGCGTGAAATACGAATGATCAAAGAGTCTAATGAGCGTGAAAGCACATTGGCCGATTTACTGGCTCCTCTTAACAAAGAGAAGCAAGATGTCATGCGTAATTTACTCGAAAGCGTCCAAACTCCACGTTTGAAAAACGCATTTGAAAAGTATCTACCGGCTGTTCTAACCGACCGCTCTGTAAAAGCCTCTAAAGTGATTACAGAATCCGTGTCAGCAGTCACCGGCGATAAATCTGCCCGTAGCCAAATTGAAGACGACAGTGCTGAATCTAGCAATGTTATCGACATCAAGCGTTTGGCAGGGTTAAATTAATTTAAAAGGAGACATTAAATGTCACAACAATTATTAGAAGGTCGCTGGGACGAGACCAAGGAAGCATTGCTCGAAGGTCTAAATGGTTCTAAGCGCACTAGTATGAACGTTATTCTTGAGAATACACGTAAGTACTTGAAAGAAAACGCAAGTGCTGGTTCCACAGCATCTGGCAACATCGCCACACTAAACCGTGTGATTCTACCAGTTATCCGTCGTGTAATGCCAACAGTTATTGCTAACGAGTTGGTAGGCGTTCAGCCAATGACAGGTCCAGTTGGTCAAATCCACACCTTGCGTGTGCGTTACGCCAACAGCTTGACTGACAACTCAGCTGCCGCAACTAGTGTTACAGCTGGTCAAGAAGCATTGAGTCCATTCACTATTGCTACTGCATACTCTACAGTTGGCAAAGATACAACATCAACATCAACTTACACAGGCGCTAACACAGCAACGCTTGAAGGTAACGGCGGCAAGCAAATTTCCGTTCAAATCTTGAAGCAAGCAGTTGAAGCCAAGACACGTAAGTTGCAAGCACGTTGGACATTTGAATCTGCACAAGACGCACAAGCCATGCATGGTATTGACGTTGAAGCAGAAATCATGGCAGCTCTTGCACAAGAGATCACTGCTGAGATTGACCAAGAGATTCTCTTGAGTTTGAGCACATTGGCTGCTGTTGAGTACACATACAACCAAGCTACCGTTTCTGGTACTGCTACGTTCGTAGGTGACGAACACGCTGCTTTGGCAGTGTTGATCAACCGTACAGCTAACTTGATCGCCCAACGTACACGTCGTGGCGCAGGTAACTGGGCTGTTGTTTCACCAGCCGCATTGACAGTGTTGCAAAGTGCAACTACTTCTGCGTTTGCTCGCACAACAGAAGGCACATTCGAAGCACCTACAAACACCAAGTTTGTTGGTACATTGAACGGTGCTATGCGTGTATTTGTTAACTCCTATGCTAGCGACACTGCTAACGTATTGGTTGGCTACAAAGGTACTAGTGAGGCAGATGCTGCCGCATTCTATTGCCCATACATTCCTCTAATGAGTTCTGGTGTGGTTCTTGACCCATCAACATTCGAACCAGTCGTGTCATTTATGACTCGTTATGGCTTCGTAGAGTTGACAAACACTGCAAGTTCTTTCGGTAACGCCGCTGACTATGTTGGCGAGATTGCTGTTCAAAACTTGTCATTCTCCTAATCAGAGAATCCACCCCAGGGATGGGAAGGAAAAAAAGCACTCCTCGGAGTGCTTTTTTATTGGGTATAAATATTGGTATGATCAACCAAATAAAATATTCAGGCTTATTTCCTGAGAAACATGAGAGTCCAGTGGGAACAACCTTGGGTTTACCACAACCTAAGCCTGTTGCTCCTGTTGTGCCTGTGCAAATGCAACCTGTTAAATCTTAAACAATTTCAAGTGTAACTTGATTCGTTCAACCACTGTGTCCCAGTCACCTATTTGGGGTTGACGGAACAATCTTGCAGTGGCATACCACGGCGTGTCGTCTCTGTTTAACAGCCAGCGCCAGCAAGGTGCATAGTTGTTCAGCATGATCCAAGTGGGCTTGCCTAATGCGGCAGCAAGATGTGCAGTGGCAGTGTCCACACTCACCACCACATCAAGATTTGTAACCAATGCGGCAGTGTCAGCAAACGAGTTCACACCACCTGGAAAACAGCGTACTCCTGCTGAGACTAGTTCTTTTTCTTCCTCAGTAGTACAGTCAGTTTGTAAATTATACCATTCGTAATCTGCATGTGATTGAATCAAGCTCAACATGGTCGCAAACGGCATGGCCTTGTGCTGATTGATCCAACTGTCACGTCGGCCTGACCAGGCAAAGCCCACTCGTAGACGATTCTTTACACCTAAATTCCTGCGCCAGTCTGCAACCAATGCAGGGTCAGGATTTAGATATTGAATCACAGTGGGCAAGTTGTCTACACGAACGTTTAACTTGCCGGGCAAGCTCATTATGGGAAGCCAGTAATCAAATACATCACCTGGATTTTCGGCATAACCAATCACCCGAACTCCACGGCCAATTTCACTGGATTGTATCAACGGAATCAATCCGTTGGTCACTTGCACTGTGACTGTGCCACCAATGTTTTTTAAGTTCTGTATGAATCTCACAAACTGAATAATATCACCGTGGCCTTGTTCGCCACGAATAAAAATTGTTTTACCTGTTAAATCTTCACCGTTCCACACAGGCCAAGGATAGTTGGGAATTGTACCTTTTAAATGTTCAAAATTATGCCGTGCTTCATAGGCAGGCCAGCCACGTACATAGTCACCACTGAGTAAGTAAGCCACTGACAAATTAAAATGATGTGTTACATTGGCTGGATCAAGTTGAATGGCACGTTGTAAAAACGGAACAGCACCCACAGGATCGCCTATCTCTCTTAACACATTGCCGTAGTTGTTGAACGCACCCGATGAGCCTCTGTCCGTGGCCATTGCTGTTGCGTACTGTTGCAGTGCCTGTTCAGGCAGGTGTTGTTCTCTGTAGGTATTGCCTTGAGCAATAAGTTGTTCTGTGTTTTGCATGACAATATTTACGTGTTATGTTGACACTGCAAAAATATCAATCGCTCATAAATACTTGTCAACGCAATCATGCGTTTTATGCAGGCTTAAGACCTCTGCGTAGCGGCTAGAACCCGCATCGGACTTCTTTAAGGAGAAAACAAAATGGGTCGTCCTCTAAAAATACAAAAATATTCAACTGGCTCCAGTATCACTGGTGGCGCAGTAGCAATTGATCAAGCATATCCTCCGTTTGACGCTCCAACGTCAATGGACACAAACACTGTTGTTTTGCCAACACCTGCAACTTCACCACTGCCATTCACCGGCGTGGTTGGTGGCCTACAAGGTGGCGCTGTCAGCACAACATATCCCATTGTTGAAGTGACTGGCAACATTCAGAACAGTTATACAGGCAGTGCCAGCAGTGTGATTCTGCGCCAAAAAGGTGCTCATAAATTCCTAGTGGCCACTGCCGCTGGTATTGATCCTGCAAATGCAGTGATTGGTGCAACACCCACTGTGGCATTGCGTATTCTTACGCTGGGTGATACAGACTGGCAAGCCATGGGTGCTCCAGTAGGCGCTGACGTTGGCACAGTGTTCACACCAACTGCTGCCTCCGGCGCAGGCACAACAGGAACAGCTCAAGAAATTGGTCAGTGCGTGTTGACCAGCGATTCAACTCCTGCTGGCGGCAACATGACCATTACAATGGCAGTGGGTGGAGACAGTACTGCTGTGTACGTCAGTAAGTTGACCAACAAGTTTGTACAAGACTTCAACGGTGGTGAAACCGGCGGCAACGCTGACACTGGTGATGTTTGGAATCCTGATCAAGTTGTGAATGATATTGAATATGCAGCCAACTTCTTTACAGATGCAAGTACATTTGCCAAGAGTGGTGCCGAAACAGCCACCTGGGCCAGTACCAATCAAAACAGCGATGGTACACTTGACTTGGCACAGGTTGACAAACTCACATCTTAATTTTGTAACCCTGATCCCCACGGTTAAATATCGTGGGGATTTTTTATGACTATAGCATTTGTGTTGGGCAACGGAGTCAGCAGGTCCGGACTGCCGTTGGAACACATCAAAACATTGGGAAAAGTATATGGCTGTAACGCTCTTTATAGAGAGTTTACACCAGACGTTCTTGTGGCAACAGATCGCCCAATTGCCCAACTGATACAAGAAACAGGCTATTCTGCACGACATCGATTCTACACAAGAAAACCCATTCCTGGTCTGGGTGCTGTGTCTGTTCCTAAAGAGTATTACGGATTTAGTTCTGGTCCAAATGCTGTGGGCATTGCGTCAAAAGACCAACACGGCAGGATCTACCTGATAGGATTTGATATGGGTCCCAATGTACACAACCAATTCAACAACATGTATGCTGGCACAGAGTTTTACAAACCCAATGATTCACGCCCAACTTTTACCGGAAATTGGGTAAAGCAACTGACAACTGTGGCCAAAGATTACCCTGATACCGAATTTATTCGCATCTGCGGCAATACCACAGCACGATTACCAGAGTTGGACCGGATTAAAAACTTAACTCACGAGGATTTGAGTACCTTTGTAATGCGGATAAATAATCAAAAGGATCTCTAAATGGCTACAGTAAAAAACACCAGCGGCAACTATACCATCACAGTAGCAGATGGTCTTGGACTGCTGACCATCAACGCTGACCTAGATGTGATTGGCAACATCACATACATTGATTCAAGTGAACTCAAAGTCACTGACCCATTCATCACAGTTGCAGCCAACAACAACGGTGCAATACAAAGCATGGGCCTGGTGGCTCAAAAAACAACCACAACCTTTGCAGGTTTGCGATTTAACACAGTGTCAGGCGATTGGGAAATCAGTGACAGTGTTGCTGCCAGTGGTGCACCAATATCACCATATGTAACAATTGCTTCCGGTAATACAAGCACTACACCAGGTGCACCTGTTAACTCTGTACAGTTTAACGATGCTGGCACCTTTGGTGGTAACAGCAAATTTACATTTGATTCTACAAATACCAAAGTGGGCATAACAGGACAATTGGTTTTGGGCAACATAGCGTCAACCCCCACAGCAACAGCAAACAGTGCCGCACTGTACAATGACACCGAAGGTGCAGGCGGTACTGGTGTTTATGTGCGAAGCACCACAGTGAGCGACGAATTAATTAGCAAACGCAAGGCTCTTGCATACAGTCTTGTACTTTAAGGAATCAAAATGGCAATCACCAATACACGATTAACAACAACTACACCAACTACAGTATTTGAAGCAGTTGGCCAACAGGCAATCACCACAATATATTTGTGCAATACCACAGGAACAGATGTTTCAGTTAATGTATTTGCAATCAACAGTGATGACAGTGTTGGCGCTGCTTTTGAAAATATGATTTACAATCAGATTTTACTCACTGCTGGCAGTGGCAACATAGGTGACACCTATGTTATATCAACAGAAAGACTTATACTAGACAACGGCGATCTCATTGATGTTGAAGCAAACATTGCAGATTGTGTTACTGTTACAGTGAGTTCGATCGCAGTGTAATATGGGAAACTGGGTTAAAAATCGCCGACTAGAATCTGGCAGCACGTCGGTGGTCATGCCAACTGGAAGCTCAGCCACCCGCCCGGACGCACCTGTGTTTGGACAATTTAGATTCAACACCGACATAGGATTGATTGAATTCTACAACGGAGCCATATGGTCAACCCTATCAGCCGGAGGATCTATTGCATACACAGTTGATGATTTTGTGGGTAACGGCGTTACCACAGTGTTCACAATGTCTGTGCAGGAAACAACAGCACAACAGATCATTGTGTTTGTTGGCAGTGTGTATCAAATACCAGTGACAAATTACACAGTGAATGGTGGGTTTGATATTACATTTACAAGCGCACCGCCATTGGGTCTTCCAATCAACGTGATACACAGTTCAACCTAAGTATTGCATCAACTAAATACCCTATAAGGGAAAAAATCAATGGCTATTAGCAAAATTGCAGGACAGATGTTGAAGAACACTCTCGAACGAGATGGTTCTAATCTGGCAATTTCTGATACAGTAGCCGACACTCCGGTCGTCTTTGTTGACGTTGTAAATTCCAGAGTTGGTGTTAACAACGCAACTCCTACTCAAGCACTTGACATTGTTGGCAATGTACTGGCCAATAATCTTTTTTCGTCTAGTACTGTAAGCGCAGTTGGCAACATCACAGGTGCTAATGTTAATACCGCAGGTGTGATGAGTGCCACAGGCAATATCACTGCTAATTTCTTCATTGGCAATGGCAGCCAACTGACCGGCATTGATGCCACTAGTATTCAAAACGGCAATAGCAATGTAAAAGTCTATGCCAATGCAAATGTGGCCACAAGTGTGGGCGGCAACGCCAATGTGTTTGTGGTCACAGGAACAGGTGCAGATGTCACAGGCACAGTGAGTGCCACAGGCAACATCACTGGCAACTTTTTCATCGGCAATGGTAGTCAATTAACAGGAATTGATGCCACATCAATTCAAAACGGCAACAGCAATGTAAAAGTCTACGCAAATTCTAATGTTGCTACAAGTGTAGCAGGCACTGCCAATGTGTTATTAGTCACCAGCACTGGTGCAAACGTAGATGGCACGGTCAACGCCACTGGTAATCTTGTTGCCAATGGAGTAACGTTATCTGGCAACGCTATATCGGCAGCATCTGGATTATTGTCACTGGGCTCAAATGCCAATATCACAATCACAGGCGGCACTGCAAATTATGTGTTGAGTACCAATGGTTCTGGCAATTTGACATGGTCGTCAGCTGCTGACATTGGCGTAGTGGGCAATCTTATCCCAATGGGTACTAACACATTAGGCAACCTTGTTAGTAATGCTGTTACCTTAACCACCACTACCACAGTGACTGATGGTATCACACAGTTAAACACAGTGCTGGGAAAATTGGTACCGCCGTCTCCTGCTAATTTTCCAGGTGGACAAACACTGTCACTTTCTGGCTTGGCCACATACAGAATGGCCAATATCACACAGGTAGATAATACACCTGCTGCCAACAAAGCAGTGGCCGCTGGCACTACTGTCACCACGGTTCTACGTGTTGCCACCTATGCTACCAACACTATCAGCACTGTTGGCCCGGGCGATTCCGGTACAATCACTGCGGTTCGCAATGGTGCCAATGTAGGTACTGTAACTCTGAACACTGGTGCAAGCCCAACGGCCAACGGAACATACGGCGGCAATCTTGTGATCACCAACAACTTTGACTATCGCAACGCCAATGCCAACATTGCTGCCGGATTCTGGTATGTATTTTCATCGGCTGTTTCTGGAACTGCGGCACCTGCTGGATGGAACGAAGTTTACATATCTGATTCTGCCACAGGCAATACCAATACACCTGCCTGGTACTATGACAATTCAAGTCCGGCTACTCCCAGTTTCAGTGGCAGCACAATGACCCCTCCAGGGTCACCAACTCTGTTATACAGCAGTACCATTCCGCACTACACCAATGCCACACAATTTGCCATTGCCGCCAATGTGGCCAATGTCAGTGGCAACACATATCCAACATCAAACACCTTGGCTTCAGGATCAGCAGCCGGCAGTTTTGCGGCACCTGCGTCAGTTAACTACAGTGCCAGTAATATTGGCAGTAATGTGCTGGGATCGTTTGCATCTGCATCATTCTCAACCACTGCGAACATAACCACAGGATTTGGCGGCAGTTCAACAGGCCCCAGCATCAGTGTCAACAACAGTTACTCAACTGGCACGTTGACATTGACCTCGGCCCTGGGCAACATTGCATTGTACAAGTCTGGCTCTGCCACTGCCATTGACGAAGGCAACGTTGTTGTAACCAGCGTTGGCACAGGTTCAGGCAATGCTGTTCGTATCATCAATCCTGGGTCTGGAAACACGCCAGTTTTTACTGGCAGCGAAGCAAACTTCAACAGCCAAAGTTCAACGCTGGAAACATACGATGCCACAGTGGTAGGCTCAGGGGCACAAGGTGTACTCAAACACGATCAAACCAACTACTCAACTGGGTATTTGCCTGCAGGTCCTAACCTAAGTGCTGGACGTTCAGGAACACAGTATTTTACAATTAAATTTGTACGAACCAACGTGTCAAAATTTGATATTACCTATGCTGGCAATGTGGCCGGTATGTGGGTGGCACTGCCTGGGTCAGTGATTGACGCCAGTAGCGGTGCCAATGGCTGGATTGCCATGACCACTGCCTATGCTGGTGCTGGCTATCCTGGAGTTAACTCACCGGGTAACGGCTCAGACGGTTGCGCACTGGGCGGTGTGGTTGTGCCCAATGTAACCACAGCCAGCACAAACAAAACGTGTACTTTTGGAACTGTTTCAAGTTCCAGCACAGCAACAAACGAAATTTATGTGAGAATTGCTCTCACGTCAGGTCAGACAGTCACTGGCCTATCACTAAACACAGCGAGTAACTAATGGCAGTCTCAATCGCACAATACGTTGACTTACTGTTTAAGAAACTGCAAGGTGTTGCAAAGACTGCCAATGCCGCGACTAAAAGTGCGTCAAACGAAAGCATAGCATCACCAGCGTTCATACGTGGCGACATTGTATGGATGCAGTCTGACCAAATCACTTCCTCTGCTGGTGCAATCACTGGCATCGCCAATGCTCGAATAAACTCAAATTCTGTGCAGTGTGCACCTGATACCACTGTACCGCCCATTGGCGGCATACGGCCTACTTGGCTGAGTAATGTTTCATACTGGATTCCTCAAGAGTTTGGGGCCACCTGGTTGCCAAAGGTATATGTAGGACCCGCTGCCGCAGCCAATATTCAAGCCACTGGTACACAGATATTCTCCACCGGTATCAGTGGCGTAGGTGAATATTTCTTTGACACACAAGCCGGTGTACTCAACTTCATTGGCGAAACAATCCCCACTGTGCTGACAGCAGGAAATGTAGTTTATATTGCAGGATATGAATATGTTGGTGCTCTTGGGGTTACCAACAATCCCGGCAACGTGACAATTGGCAATTTAACTGTGGCCAACACCACTGTGTCAACCAACTTGGCCAACGGAAATATTACACTAACAGCCACAGGCAACGGGCTTGTGACCATAACTGGCACAGGTGGCATAACAATACCCTACGGCAACACCACACAGCGTCCTGATCCTGCTGTGGAAGGCACAATTCGATATAATAATGCATTAAATCAAACTGAAATATATACAGGCTCAGACTGGGAAAGTATTGGCGGTGCAATAGCAAATATTACCAACCAAACTATCACGCCAGATGGATCAACTGCCACATACACTCTGGACCAGGCTGCTACTGCAACTGGAATTTTGGTCACAATCAACGGTATCAGTCAAACACCCAACGTTGATTACACAGTGGCCTCGACCCAGATAACATTCACTGATGTTCCACTCACAACTGATATTATACAGATTCGATTTATTGCCACAGTTAGTACAGTAACTGCTTTGACAAATTCTGCAGGAACTGCAGAAGTAAACACCACAGCCAGCGGCAACATTGATTTTGATATAAATTCTACAACTGTGGCACAAGTGACCAGCACCAGCATACTGAATATCAGTGCCGGTCACAGTTTACAACTGCCTGCATACACAGTGGCACAGGCCAACGGACTAGGCAATGTGGCAACAGGACAGGTGATCTATGTTTCCAATGGCGCTGCTGGGTCTCCTTGTTTGGCAGTGTACTCAGGTGGTGCCTGGAAGCAAGTGGCCATCGGCAGCACCATCACAACATAATCTGCACTAAAATAGCACATATTGTTAGATGTTTTTACCAGGTTGGTAAATAATCGTACATCTGATAACCTTCCCGACTTGTAAATTTATTTCACACTGAAAAGTAAACTGCTCAGTGTACTTCGCCACGACTTTGGTAAATAACATATAAATTTAAATCTTTGACAAGGTTGTCAGCGATTTTTGAAGTTAAAACAGGGGAATTACAAATGGCTGTAACCAGAATTAAGAATAATCAAATCACTGACGCAACCATTGTTGCCAGTTCAAAATTAGTTGATTATTCGATCAGTGCCGCAAAAATCGCAAACAATTTAACCTACGGGTCAAATTTAACTGTTGCAGGAAACTTGACAGTTCAGGGCAATACCACTGCGATTGATACCAACATTACCACCATTGAAGATCCAGTTATTTTACTGGCTTCTACTCAGACCGGTGCTCCAGCAGTGGACATTGGTTTCCTTGGTCAACGCGGTACTGGCAACAACATTGCTTTTGTCTGGGACGAAAGCGCACAGACCTTTGTAACAGCATTCAGTAACACTGCAGAAACATCAACCACAATCAACATTTTAGCGTATGCCAATCTTACCACATTGAACGCCAATGTAACTGCTGGATTAACTGTTGCTGGTCAAAGCAACATTGCCAACTTGACAGTGGCAGCCAACTCTGTTGTGAGTTTTGGAAATGTTGTGATCAGCAATGTTGCTGATCCTGTTGCCAACACTGATGCTGCCACCAAAGCATATGTTTTAAGCACATTGGGCAACTCATCTTTTGCCATCTCTGACGGCACAACCACCGAAGCAGTCAACGGTGGCGACACAATTGACTTTGACGGAACAACCAATCAAATCACCGTTGCGGTGGCATCAGTTACTGGCAATGTAAGTAGTGTCACAGTGGCATTGGCCACTAATGTTTCAGTTGTTGGCAACGTCACAGTTGGCAACATCTTGACAGTCACTGGAACAGTCAACAGCAACTTGGTTCCAACCGCATCTGCAACTTATAACTTGGGTGCTGTTGGTTCACTGTGGAAAGATTTATATTTGTCTGGCAACAGTATCTACATTGGTACACAGACTATCACATCAAATGCCGAAGGTGTTGCACTTTCAAATACTGCGGTTGCTGGTAATTTTACTACAGCAGGCAATGTCAGTGCAACAGGAACAGGTACTTTTGGCAATGTAAACACAGGTGGTGCAGTAAGTGCTACCAGTACAATCACAGGTGGCAACTTGGCCACAGGTGGCACAGTAAGTGCCGCAGGAACAGGTACATTTGGTAATGTTGCCACAGGTGGAACAATTACTGCTACAGGAACTGCTACTCTGGGAAATGTTGATACAGGCGGCACGGTAAGTGCCACAGGTAACGGCACATTTGGCAATGTAAGTGCAGTTGGCGCAGTCAACAGTACAACAGCATCAGCAAGTGGAAACATCACAGGTGGCAACTTGGCCACAGGCGGAACAATCAGTTCAACTGGCATGGCCACCCTGGGCAACGTTGAGTCAGGTGGAACAATCAGCGGCACTGGCAACATCACTGGTGGTAACATATTAACTGGCGGCATTTCAAGTGCCGCAGGAAATGTATTTGGTGGCAACATCTTAACAGGTGGATTGATCAGTGCAACTGGCAACATCACTGGTTCTGGCTTAGGAACATTTGGCAATGTCAATGTAAATGGATTTGTTTCTGCTACCGGTAATGTCAATGGTGACTTTATAATTGCTAATGCTGGATTTGAAGCACCTTCGGTAACTATCACTTCTACATCTGCCAACAGTGGCATTAGTTTGGTAACAAATGGAACAGGCAACATCAATGTCAACACCAGTTTCATCAACGGTGTTAAAGATCCAGTACAGGCACAAGATGCCGCAACCAAGAGTTATGTTGATGCAGTGGCGCAAGGTCTTGATCTTAAAGCATCTGTACACGCAGCCACATATGTTTCACTGCCTGCTTATGTATACAACAACGGCACCAGCGGTGTTGGTGCAACACTGACAGGCAATGTTGCAGGTAACTTGACCATTGATGGTGAAATAGTTTCATCAGGTCAGCGAGTGCTGGTCAAGAACGAAACAGGCGCATTTGTCAACAATTCAACACCATCGGCTGCATTCAACGGTATCTACGTTGTAACCACAGCAGGTGCTCCTGGCACAGCATACGTGTTGACACGTGCTGTGGACTTTGACATTCCGGCCGAAATGTACGGTGCGTTTACATTTGTTGAAACTGGTAATGTACTGGCTGATACAGGTTGGGTATGTACCAACAACAGTGCAAGTCCAATCACAGTTGGCGCAACAGAAATTATATGGGCACAGTTCTCTGGAGCAGGACAGTACACAGCAGGCAATGCGCTGTCATTGAATGGCACACAGTTCAACGTCAACACTGATGGTTCTGCCAATGCCACAATTGGCATCAACGGCAGTAACCAGTTGATCATTCCGGCCAATGCTGTGCTGACAACACCAAACATTGGTGCGGCAACCGGCACAAGTTTAACTGCCACTGGCAACGTAGATGCTGGCAACGTATTAACCAGCGGCATTGTAAGTTCAACTGGAACAGGTACATTTGGTAATGTCAACACAGGTGGACTTGTAAGTGCCACTGGCAACTTAACTGCTGGTAACATCACATCCAATGGTAATTTTGACACAGTAAGCATCAGTGCTACTGGCAACATCAAAGGCGGCAATTTACAAACAGGTGGCACTGTGAGTTCCACAGGAACTGCCACACTGGGCAACATTAACACAGGCGGATTAATTAGTGCTACTGGCAACATCACCGGCGGCAATATCCTAACCAGTGGTGCAGGTGGTGACATTTCTGGCTCTGGCAACATCACAGGTGGCAACTTCTTAACTGGCGGAACAATCAGTTCAACAGGTACTGCTACCGTAGGCAATGTTGCCACAGGCGGTACAATAAGTTCTGTTGGTAACATCACTGCAGGTGCTGGTAGTTTCTTCATTGGTAACGGTTCACAATTGACCGGTGTGGATGCTAATAGTGCTATTGCATTAGTCAATGGCAACACCAATATCACAACTGCTACAAACGGCAATGCCAATGTTACAATTGGCGGCACAAGTAATGTGGTAGTGTTTACCACAGGTGGCATAGACGTAACAGGCACTGTGAGTGCAAACGGCACAATAACTGGTGGCAACTTGGCCACAGGTGGTACAGTAAGTGCCACAGGCAATGCCACAGCAGGCAATGTAAGTGCTGTTGGTAATGTAATTGGTGTAACATTCATTGGTAATGTAGAAGCCACTACTGTAAGTGCTACTGGTAACGTAACCGGTCAGACATTTATTGGTAATGTAGAAGCCACCACTGTCAGTGCTACTGCTAATGTAACAGGTGGAAACATAATAACAGGTGGTATTGTAAGTGCTACAGGTAATGTTACTGCTGGCAACGTGATTGCAACAAGTGGTAAGTTTGGCAACATTGTAATTTCAGGTGATGATATCACTGATGCAGGCGGCGGCGTTGTCAACATCAACTCTGCGCTGGCCGATGTAAACTTTGCTGTGAATGGTGACACTGTTGCTAACTTGTTGTTTGTGGATGCAGGAACAGACACCGTCAGTATTGGCAGTGCAACACAGACTACTGGTGCTGTACTGGCAATCAATACTACAAACTCCGTACTGTTCCCAGTTGGTAACACAGCACAGCGTCCAACAGGTGTTGTTGGTATGTTGCGTTACAACACATCAGTTGATAGTTTAGAACAATACGCCTCAACAGGATGGGAAACAGTTGGTACACCATCGTTTACAGTTATCACTGATAATCAGTTCAACGGTGATGGGTCAACTGTGGCATTTACCCTGACACAGGCCTCAACCACTGCTGGTGCTATTGTTGCAATCAACGGTGTTCAACAGATTCCAACCACCGCGTACTCAATCAGTACCACTACATTGACGTTTACTGAAGCACCTGCCGCAGGCGACGTGATTGATGTGCGTATGTTTACTACCACTACCACTGTTGGCAGCATCTCAAATGCTGTCGGCAACGCGATTGTAGGAACAAGTGAAACTGCAAACGTAGTCAGCATCACTGGCGATTTATTACCAGTTGCTAACAATACACAATCTCTAGGCAGTGCAAGCAATTACTGGAAATCATTGTATGTTAGTGGCAATACAATCTACCTGGGCAACTTGCAACTCAAAGAAGCCAGTGCAAATACATTTGCTGTTTACACAAGCGACGGCGTAACCGAAGCCAACATTCAAGTGGGCAACATTGATGTTACATCAATCCAAAGTGGAACAAGTTCAATCAGTATTGCAGCACCAAATGGTAATGCTGTTCTAAATGTTGCTGGAAACAACACAGTGATTGCTACATCAACTGGTGCTAACATAACTGGTTATGTAAGTGCCACTGGCAACGTAACTGGTAGTAATGTACTAACCGGTGGATTGATCAGTGCAACTGGCACAGCAACGGTTGGTAACGTAGCAACCGGTGGTACTGTAAGTGCAACCGGTAACATCACAGGTGGTAACTTAACAGTTGGAACAGGCACAATCACCGGTGGCAACATTGTTAATGCTAACGGCAACGGCGTAGGCAACATTGGTAGTTCTAGTGTGTATTTCAACACAGTGTTTGCCAAGGCAACAAGTGCGCAATACGCTGACTTGGCAGAGAAGTATGAAGCAGACGCCGAATATGCACCGGGTACTGTGTTGGCATTTGGTGGTGCCAAAGAAGTTACACTGTCCACTGAAGCAGGCTCAACTCGAGTAGCAGGTGTTGTGAGTACAAATCCAAGTTACATCATGAATGCCGGCTTAACTGCCGAACACGTGGCCATGGTAGCACTGCAAGGTCGTGTACCATGTAGAGTTGTTGGCCAAGTTGCCAAAGGTGACATGATGGTGGCAGCCGGTAATGGTGCTGCCAGAGTTGACAATGCGGCACGTGCAGGTAGTATTATTGGTAAAGCCCTGGAGAACTTTGACGGTGCTGAAGGCACAATTGAAGTTGTAATTGGTCGCAACTAATCCAATAAGTAAGTGAACAAGATAGGGTCTTCGGGCCCTATCTTTTTATAGACAAGGAATAAATCATGACAGTATCAGTAGGACCAGGATGGTCAATAGGTCCAGGCTGGAGTCTTGGTGCCATTAGTGTTGGCGGATTAACCATCGCTACCAACAGCGTTGGCGGGTTAACAGGTTATTCCTCACAAGCAACAGCAGTAACTGCTAATCCCGTAATAATTAGCACATATGGACCTGGTAGCACAATCACTTTCCAAGACAGTACTACAGCAACCATTACACAGATTGATGATTACACACCTGATGATTACATTGAAATTTTTTGGGATACTCCCAAAGTTGGCGTTATATTTCCAATCACATTAACAATTTAATAAGGAATAAATCATGACAGTATCAGTAGGACCAGGATGGAGCATAGGAGCAGGAGTAACACTGGGTGGGGGCAACCCGGGTCCATTAGTCATTCCCCTTAGCGATACAGGTGGGGTAACAGGGTGGAATCCTCAAGCCGCAGGAATACCATACAGTGCCACAGTTATTGCCACATATCCTGTGGGCAGTACAATTACTTTCCAGGACAGCACCACAGCAACTATTACACAGTGGGATGACTATGGTCCTACTTACATTGACATTTTTTGGGATACGCCCAAGGTTGGCACAATATTCCCAATCACATTAACAACCTAGTTTACAAAATTTCACTACAAAATAGGACTTTGACTAGTCCTATTTTTTTGGCTAAATATTAGTCATTGATGGAAGAACCATGGGATTAACCAAACCGCGTGCCTCGCAAATTTTTGATATAGACTATAAACAAGCAACTCGTGTGATCACAGTCGGCGATGTTACACTAGCCGGCGGAGCCCCAAGTCAAGTTGACGGAGTTAACCTGGCCGAAGACGATCGAGTTTTGGTAACTGGACAGAGCACTGCCAGCCAAAATGGCCTGTATTTTGTATCCGCCGTGGGCACAGGTGCCAACGGCACATGGGTTCGCACCAGTGACGGCAACGAAAACGGCGAAGTACAAGCCGGCATGATTGTGATGGTTACTGAAGGTTCTTTATATCACGACACCCAATGGAAATTAACCACAAATAATCCAATTGTTATTGGTACTACTGCATTGACTTTTGTAATTAACATACTGAGTCAAATTGGCGGCAGCAACACACAAATACAGTACAACAATGCCGGAACCATGGGCGGCTCGGCAAATTTAACTTGGGACGGCACAACTCTTTATACAAACGGTGCTGTCAGTGCCACCGGTAACATCACTGGCAATTACATTCTAGGCAATGGTAGTCAACTGAGTGGTATTATCACCACAGTTGACGCAAACACACTCACTGGCAATACATTATCATCTAATGTTGTAACGTCAAGTCTAACAGCAGTTGGCACATTGGGTTCATTAAGTGTTACTGGAAATGTTACTGCTGGCAATGTATCTGGTACTAATTTAACTGGCACACTGACAACAGCCAGTCAAACAAACATCACTTCAGTAGGTACACTTGGCGCATTAACAGTTACAGCCAACACAACTAGTGGTAACCTACTAACAGGTGGATTGATTTCAGCAACAGGTAACATCACTGGCGGCAACATAAGCACCGCTGGACTAATTTCGTCAACAGGTACTGTCACAGGTGGTAACTTAACTACAAGCGGCAGTGTAGGTATTGGGACAAGCTCACCAAGTGTTAAATTTCAAACGGTTCAAACTATTGCTGATTGGACAGGAGATTTTAAAAATTACACAGCAGGGGCTTATGGATTAAGAATAGATTTATCAGGTTCGTCTGGCAGTCAAGCTGCTTTACAGGTGTACACTGCGATTGGTAATGGAATGATAGTCAGAAACGATGGTCTCGTTGGTATTGGTACTTTTTCCCTTGATCCATCGACACTATTAACGGTTGCAGGTGCAATTTCTGCTACTGGTGCAATTACTGGTGCTGGCATCACTGGCTCAAGTTTAACAGTATCAACTGGTAACGTCAGTACTGGTAATATTGTTAACAATAATGCCAACGGTGTTGGTAACATTGGATCAGCAACAACATACTTCAACACTGTTTTTGCCAAGGCCACTTCGGCACAGTATGCTGACTTGGCAGAAAATTACGAAGCAGATGCTGACTACATACCTGGCACTGTGGTTGTGTTTGGTGGCCTCAAAGAAATCACAGTTACTGACAACAGTCACAACACTGCTGTAGCAGGTGTTATATCCACAAATCCAAGTTACTTAATGAATGCTGGCCAGTCAGGCGAATGGATATTACCTGTGGCATTAACTGGTCGTGTTCCTTGCCGAGTACAAGGACCAGTAAACAAAGGAACTGTGTTGGTAACAGGAGACATTCCTGGAACAGCCATGGCAATTGACACATCAAAGTTTAAACCTGGATGTGTGGTTGGCAAGTCATTGGAAATAATTAATTCCACTGATGTTGTGACCATCGAAGTAGCAGTAGGACGATTATGATACAAGAACGATATAGAGCAGACTACGAAGGTGAATTTGTAATCACTGAGAGTAAATGGAGTGGCGGCAAAAAAACACAAAACAGAGAATGGGTAGCCAACCCAATTGACAACCAGCATATCAGTGGCCGTGCAGCCTGTATTGGCAGCAATGTACACCGAGATCTATTTGACTATACTAGACTACAGCGTCACAAAGGTGGATTATTAAGTTCAAAAAAGTTACAGACATACGGCACAGGCACCGTTGCCAAAGAAATGCGATTGAACTTTGCAGTGGAAATTGATAAAACAATTATCAACGATCTTGTTGAGTCTGGATATGTTGACGATAACATTGCCTATGCCAGTACTCGCACCTGTTTGATGCATCCAGGACAATTTTATCTCATTCCTTACAACACACTCATGGCCTTGGAAGCTCTGGTGTTATGGATGGCAGCTTTTGACGGTCACAAAGAAATTTATGCACTAGGGTACAGTAATGACACAGTTGGCACTGTGAGTGAATGGTCAGCACATGTGAACGGAGTATTAACAGCGTATCCATCAACTAAGTTTACATTCATTGGCGAAGAGTCTAATGTGCCTAAAGAATGGCGTATGAACGCCAACGTTGCCTGCATGGACGTTCGTCCATTTATAAGTCACTGCGATATCTGAACACTGTGTTCCACAGTGGCCATTTTGTCACGAACAGCATCAAAGTTTACAGTTGACCACAGGCCAGGATGCATGGGTCTTGGCCATGTTCCGGATGTGATCCAGGCCCAGCCAATATGTTCATCGTTCAACACAGGTGTAAATTCTTTAGCAACGCTACAGAAAAATGTGTGATAGGCAAATCCGCCATCGGCACTGGTGAACTTTTCTATGGGAACCAGTCGCAAATACTCGGGCATGTGACCCAGTTCTTCGGTACACTCGCGTGTCATTGCTTCGATTAGTGTTTCATTGGCTTCAAATTTGCCGCCAGGCAAGCCCCACGAGTCTGGGTGACGTGAGTCGTTGCGCAACAGATACAGATATCGTTGTGTGCTCACACTGTAGAACCAAACGCCCACAGCATTTACAGTACTATTCTCCATTGGCCTCCTGGATATAGTCCTTGATAACTCTTGACCCATGTTGTGCCGGTCCATTTGTATTGAATTCCAGTTGTTATATTAGTTACGTATTGTAGGTTGTCAGGACTAGAATTATTTTCAAAAACCACTTGCCAACGACCATCTAGGTATTCAATGATATCGTTCTTTTGAGCAATCAGCGGTTGTCCCAGTGTGCCTTGCCAGGCCACAGCGTAGCCATTGTCACTGCCAGTGTCTTCGGTTAACAAGTACCGTTGTCCTTCAACAGGCACAGGTAATCCTTCGTTTGGCCCACTGCGCAACGGATCAATAACTGAACGTACAGGTGACAAGGTATTTTGTGGAACAGTGTCTTCATCTATAGTATACAGCATAAATCGGTCATCGGATGGGTCATAAGCAATGGTTCCGGCAACTTCAGTGCCGTCAGGTTGCTCT